TGGCGTAGGACGCCGCGCTCTGCGCCGCCATCTCCGCCGCTCCGCTGGCGGTCTTGTGGCTCTGCGCGACGACGTCGGAGGCCTTGGTGACCCGCTTGGCGACCGCTTCGAGCTGCTCGCCCTTGGTGATCAGCGCGTCCATCGCCTTTTCGGCGGTCTGGGCGCTGTCCGACTTGAAGTCGAAAACCAGGGTGGCGACGTCTACAGACATGCTTCGGCCTCCCTGGTGATGGTGCTAAGGTGCGGTCCATGACGGACGCAGAGATGATCGAGGCGCAGGGCGGCGTCGGGCTGGCCCATACGTCGCTGCTGGCGGCGCTGATTACCGTCCTGCGGGAAAAGGGCGTACTCAGCCGCGATGAGCTGAACACGGTGTTCGACTCCGCGCTCGTCGGCGCCGAGAACGCGACCGAGATCACCGCCGAGACGTCACGGCAGGCTCGCCGCATCCTGGAAGACATGGCCGGACAGTTGGCGGGACCGAAGCCCCGCTAGTCGTCCGTTTCGGGCAGATACGGCGGCTTGCGCGCCGGGTCCTTGGCGTCGTGGTATTCGCCGAGATAGGCCGACGACAGCCTCCTGAGCATCGTCGCTTCCCAGGCGTCGAGCCTGACGCCGGTCAGCGACGACCAGGCCGCCAGTTCCCCAAAGGTCAGCGCCTCGCCGCCTTGGCTTGGGCCGACCTCCAGGAAGTGCTCAATCAGGTAGTCGAAGCCGTCGAGCGGTGGGAAATCCAACCCTGCGACTTCGGCCCCCAGCTTCGCCTTGTTGTTGAGCGTCATCATCCGCGACACCGGGGCGGACCGCCGGTCGTCGCTCTTGCTGGTTGGGGTGGCGTGCAGCCACCCCAGGTGCCGAGCGTAGAGGATCAGCTGCTCGGCGCAGCTTTCACGGAGTTTCCCCAGTCACCGACCTCGCCGTCGAGCTGCGAGGTGATCCAGCCCATCTTCGGGTCGATGTAGAGGGCGCGGTGGGTTTCGTGCGCCTTGGGGTCGCCGTCCTTGTAGGTGAAGTTGTTGAAGCTGACCGTGATGTCGGCCAGTAGGCGCGCTGTGCGGGCCTCTTCCTGCTCCGGCGTCTCGCGCGACTTGCCGCGGTGGAAGGTCAGCGCATAGGTCTTGCGCGATTGGTTCTGCGCCGCCTTGTATTCCTTCGAGCCGGGGCCGTAGAGCGTCACGCTCATCGGCTGCAGGGCGGTTTGACCCTCGACCGGGACCATGAAGGGCTCGCCGGTTTTCGGGTTGTTGATCGTCACGTCGAGGGTGTCGGCGACTTCGACCGTTGAGACGTCAAAGCTCATCGTGGGGCTTCCTAAAAAGCAGCTCCGGCGCGACCGGAGCCTTAAAGTTGAGGGGGAGGTTTATGTCCGTTGCGGGTCAGGCCGCTTACGGCAGGTCGACCTTGATGGTCCCGGACTTGATCTCGATGTTGAAGGTCGTGCCGGTGACCTGATCGACGGTGCCGACGTTCACCGGCGCCGAGGCGACCATCGCTTGGTAGTAGAGGATCGTGCCGTCCTGCAGCGTCTCCTTGAAGCTGTAGAAGGCATCGTCGTCCAAGGCGGTGGCGACCATGGCTTGGCCGGTATTTCCGGGGGCGTAGGCGGCCTGCACAGTCTTCGTGCCGTCGTTGTATGAGCCCTTCAGCTTGACGGTGCCCCGTGAGCCGACGGGGTTATGGGTGACGATGTTGTAGGTCCGGCCCGTCGACCCGAGATCGGTGATTTCGCCGATGTCGAGATAGGTGAGCGCCGCATAGAGCGTCACCGTCGGGGTTGCCGGAAGGCTGTCGGAGATCGCGAGCGTAGAGCCCGCTGAAGTCATAGCTTCGGTTGCGCCGGCCATGGGCGTTGTTCCTTTCTGATTGTGTGGAAGGGTGCTGGCCTATGGCTCAGCGCGGTACGCACCGCATGACCGGCGGTGGCGTTGGGTGCGGCGTTAGCCGTTGGCGTCGGAGTCCGTGTCCGAGAGGCTGCGCCCGGCGATCAGGGGCGCTTCGGCGACCTCTGCGTGCGCGGCCGGCGCGGTCTTGCGGCGGGGGGGCTTTGGAGCGGCCTTCTTCGACAAGGCCTTCGCCTTGGCCGGCTTCTCAGCGCGCTCGCGGACCTCGGTCGCCTTCAGCAGGCCGCGGGACACGGCCGACTGGCGCGGATCAATGTCGAAGTGACCGCTCTCGCCGGGCTTCAGGTAGGCGGTCGTGAACCCGCCTGCCGGATGGTTGACGCGGAGCTTCTGGGTGGTCTCGGTTTCGTTGGTGACCTTGTGCATGGGGGTCCTCGGGGCTGGTGGAGGCTTTGGTCTCGGGGGTTCGCTCAGCCGGCCATCAAGCCAGGCCGCGCAGGGCGCGCCGAACTGCTCTTTCGTCCATCCGCCCATCGACCGGATCCGGTGGCCCACGGCCTTGCGAGCCATCAGGAAGGCGTTGCGGTAGGTGGTCGTCCTGGCCCAAGGGCCCGGATGGGCGAAGTGGCCAGCCTGAGTGTCCATTGGGACGCCGCAGAGGATGGCTCCGGCGGCCACCATGGGGCCAAGGGCGGCTTGCGCGGCATAGAGGCCGGACGATCCTGGCCAGCGCTCAGGCAGGTATTCAGCGCCCTTCACGCCGGACCCGACATTGGCGACGAAGGTGCGGAAGTCGGCGTTGCCGTGGTGCTGCGCGATCCAGCCGGGCAACTCGTTCGAGTGCAGGCTTGCCCAGGCATCGAGCCGCCCGCCCCAATGGATGCCGGCGAGGTTGGCGGCGACGATCAGATGGGGGCGCTGGCCGAGCATGGCTTGGGCGGCTTCGGCCTCGTCAAAGACCGAAGGCGCACCGCCGAGGATGAGGGCGATCATCGGTCCTTGAAGCGGATCCGAACGATGGTCACGTCTCGGTCGCCCTGCGGCGGGCCGCGCGTGATCCGGCGCTCGCCGATCTTGACCTTCTGGCCGCCGGCTCCTGTCAGCACGAGGTTGCGGGGGAAGCCCACCTTGATCGCCTCAGCCCGAGCGCGTGGTAGGCCAATGCCGTTTGCCGAAGTGCCGAGATCGCCAGTCGTCGCAGCCAGCGGCCACATCACGCGCACTTGGAACGTGCCGCGCATGAACTCCCGGCCGCCGTGGGTAGCGCCGAAGGGGCTATCGAAGCCTGTCGTGACCTCCTGATAGGCCTGGGTCGCGACAGGTGTGAAGGTCTTGCCCTCAAGCGCCGTGCGCGTGATGTCCCAGCCCAGCGTCAGGAGGCGCGTTTGAAGCGCGCCCGCCATGGCCTGTTCGCTGCTCACCGCGTCAGTCCGCGCGCCACACCAAGCGCGATGTTCTCGAACTCGTGCGAGTTGATCATGATGCCGAGCGGGGCCTGAGTGCTGTGGCAGGCTTCCAAGGCCCCTGCGTGCGGTGCGCTGTTCGACAGGAACACCCGGTTGCCGACCCTGTAGTCGTCGAGCTTGTCCATGTTCCACGGCTCCTGATCGTGGTCCGTCGTCGTGGTCGTCGCCGTGCTCGCCTGGCCGATGCTCAGGAACCACGAACTGCGGAAGTTGCCCGGCACGTAGTCGGCCGGCGGCGGGGCCTTCCAGAGCGCTGGATCGCCGTAGGGCGACCACTGGCGGACCAAGCTGTCCGAGAACTCGCGAACGGTCTCGGTGACGATGGCCGCCGGGAGCGCCTGCACCTTCTCGCGCTTGTGGCGCTTGAGGCTGTCGACGAAGGCGCCCATCAGCCGACGCCGCGGAGCTGCAGCTTATATCGGACGGTCACGCCAGCGGGCGCCAGTCGATCAACCTTCTTGATCGTCCAGAACGTTCCGTCCTCGTATTCGAGGGTCCAACTCTCGGACACCGGCTTGGGCATGGGCGACCCGTCAGCTTTCAGCGCAGAGAGGGCGAACTTGACGTCCCCTGCCGCCACGGCGCCGGAGGCGACGCTGAACGCGGAATAGTCGCTTTCGACGCCTACGCCCGCGTGCTCCTGCGCAGGGGTAACCTCGGTCGGCGTATCGGTGGCCGGATCGATCTCCGTCACCGCGGGCGCGTGAAGCGTGACGGAACGGAACTCGCCGAGCGCCTCATCCACCTCAGCGGCGACCGCCGCCCAATCCTCAGACACAGCGGTCAGCACCTTCCGCTGATCCGGCGTGTAGGTCTTCGTGAAGAAGCCAGGCGTCGCGAGTTCAAGGTTCGCCGCCTCATAGGTGGCGGGCTCGACCACGGCCAGGGTCTCGTCATAGCCGGGGAGCAGATTTGCAACGTAGCGGTATTGGATGTGGTCGGAGGCGCGCAAGAGCGCAGCCCCCGCCACTTGGTCGGTGGCGTCGGTCGGGGCGCTGCTGCCCCGCTCGAGCGCATAGGCTCGCCATCCTGCGAGGGAGCCGTACACCGGCTCAGGCCTTCGCCGCGCGAGCCTTGAGGATTAGGTCGATCACGTCGCCTTTGGCCGACGCGGTCTTGAGGTCGACCTTCTCGTCCTCGGACAGCTTCTTCAGTTCGTCGATGGAGAGCTTTTCGAGCTCGACGCGGGCCGGATCCTCGGGCGGCTTCTGGCCGGTGATCGCGGTTTTGCCCTTCGGCTCGCTGAGGACCGTGTAACGGCCCGCCCACGCCTTGGGCTCCTCCTTCATGTCGAACTCGGTGCCGACCGGAATTTCCTCGCCGTTCAGGCCGTAAATGCCGCCGGCGCTGATCTGAATGCGCATGTGTGCTGTTCCTATGGGGGAGATTGGCCCCGACCTGAGCCGGGGCCTCTCCGCTTAGAGGTCGGTCGAATAGAAGACGCCGGCCTTGCCGTTGGCGTCCGCACGGATTTCCAAGCCCAGCGCCCCCATGACGAGGAACTGGTAGTTGTCCGTGGGGTTGAGCCTGGTCTTGGCGGTCGTGTTCACCGCCATGCCGACCAGCGGCCGGATGTACTCAGCCGACGGCACGAAGCCGAAGAACTGGTTCCCGGTCAGCTTGAACGTCGTCTCGATCTTGTTGATGCGACGGTTCGTCAGCAGGTACTCGCGCAGGGTGCCGCCCTTGAAGCCGGCCGATCCCGAATAGGAACGGTCGAAATTGCGGGCGATCTGCGGCGAGACGTAGAGGTTCACCGGACGAGAGACCAAGTTGGCGTCGAGGACGGCGCCGAAGGTCTGCGTCCAGAAGGCGTCGATCGCATCCGACGTTGTGCCGGTGGCGTCGAGGTCGATGTTCGCCCCGCCGGTGGGCCCGAGGTTCACCGCCTTCGAAAGCGTGGAGGTGCGGATGCCCGCAGCCGCGTAGCCTTGGAAAACGATGCCGCTGTCGCCGTCGAGGACGTAGTCGGCCATGTTGGACCGCAGTTCGGCGGTGATCGCCTCCTGATCGTCCGACAGGGCGTCGAAGTTCTCCGACTGCAGGGTGTTCCACTCCCGCCACTCCCGGCCGTAGCCGGAGGCGAAGATCGGGACCGGAACGCCGCGGTAGTCGTAGGACACCTTGTCCAGAGCGACCGGGACTTGGCCGCTCATGGACCGCACAACAAGGCCGGCGTCGCCGGACACGCGGGTCAGGTGCACGAGCTTCCCGATGTTCACCGCTTTCGCCAGCGGCATCAGGTCGGCCATGAAGGTGTTGCCCTCGTCGTCGCGCATGACGCGTCGCGTGATCCCATCGAGGTCCATCCAGGCGTCGCGCGGCAGCACTGCGGCCGCGTTGCCCAGGAAGGATGACAGGTGATCCTCGTGCTGGTGGAAGAACTCCCGGTTTGCCGAGAGCTCGCCCCACCAAGCCGCGTGCGGGCGGGAGTTGGCGACGAGCTGATCGTCGAAATAGCGCATCGTCAGTGCCCCCTTAGGAAGCCGCAGACAGGTAGGACTGGCTACCGGCTGCGCGGACACGGAGCAGCTGCTCAGAGCCCGAGTTGTTGTTGTAGACCTCCTCCGAGTACGCGACGATCAAGTCGGACGTGGAGGCGATGGCGAGGGTGCCGTTGGCGCCCGGCGTCAGCGCGGTGCCGATGGCGGTGATGTTGACGCCGTTGGCGATCCGAGCCGCAAAGAGCTCGTCCGCAAGCATCTCCATGCCGATGGCCGTGGAGTCGGCCGCCCAGTCGTCGTCCACGCTCTTGAGAGCGAGGTAGTTGTCCTGGGCGATCCACACCTTGCCGACGGTCGTGGCGCCCGCGAGCACCCACTTGCCGGAGGAGATGACGAGCAGTCGTCCGGGCTTCAGCGCGGCATTCGCGATGAGCTCCCGGACCTGCGGCGTGGCCTCGGTAAAGGGACCGAGGAAGATCTTGTTGTAGCGCGCCATTTACTTCGCCTCCGCCTTGGGCAGCTTGAAGCCGCTGGTGGCGGCGTTG